CCTTGCTACTACGCTTGAGTTTCCCCATGCTTCTACGCTTGAGTTTTCCCTTGCTTCTACGCTCAACAAATATCTTTTTCTTACAACTGCACGATTAAATAACGTCCCAAACGCAATATATATTCTTCCTCTAAAATCGTCTGGTATACTGTCTAATTCTTTTTGATTTTTGACAGTTATCTCATATGTTTTAGAATAATCAATTTTTTTCATTTCCTATCTCCTTTTACAAATCAATTTGTTGAGGCGGCAAAACCATTCTAATCATTTTCGCAGCAACCGAGTTCGGAGCCTTTGTCAAAATCTCTTGCAAATACTCTGGGTCTTCGTCTTTCACGCTTCCAATCGTTCGCCCGTCATATCTTCCACCATGTAGTTCGTAATACATTGCCTCGCGTATTGTTGGAGCCTTTTCTTGCGTTTGAGGCTCAAATTTGCCGTTATTTCCGTCGTTTTCTTTTTTCTTGATAGATTTATCAAATCTTCTCGTTTCGTCCGCCTGAGTGCATTTTGTGCGGTCATTTTCCCAATACACGTTCGCACCCATGCCTAAATTTTTACAAGCGACCCCGATTGCGTCAGTAATTGCCATTTTGTAAGCCTCATCAGATGTTGACAATTCCGAGTTTTTGGTTTCGCGAACAAGTTTATTTCCGCCCGTTCCGCTGATTGGCTTTGACCATTCGCCATTTACCTTCACAAACAATTCAATTTCGGCGAATGCAAATATGTCCGGACTGTCGCCGCAAGTTTCCGTCCACAAGCGTTTGACGTTGTAATACCAGCCAAAACCACACATGCCAAAATATTCAGTCAAGCACTTCATTCTCCAAATTGTGTTAATGTCTGTGCCTTGAAATTTCCCGTTGTTAAATGGTTTTAATGCATTCTCTGGGACTTCTCTATATTTTTCCCAAAAGTCCATGTTTTCTTTTATTTCTTCCACCATTCTTGATTTTCCTCCTTCTCGTTGACTTCAACCGCGTCAAAAGCCTTCTCGTATCTGCGCAGTGCGTCAATAAGCGTTTCGTTCTCGCGTTTTTGTTCTTGCTCGAATAATTTTACGTGGCGCATGCTTTCAAGTCCGATTTTTTTGCAGATTCGCTGAAAGTCTTGCGCGTCTTTTTGTGTCAAATTCATAACAACCTCCCTTTTTGACTTTACTCAATATTAACATCTTGAAAACGCCTTGTCAACACTTTTTATGCATTTTTTCTAGTTTTTTCAAAAAAATATTTTTTCTTCTTAAGTCGACCAAAAACGGGGCTTAATCCCGCAAAATTGCAGAAAAGTGGCATTTTTTGTTTCTTAGGTAGTCCAAAAAGTGGAAATAATATACTTTAAATAAAAAAAGCAGACAAGCCACATTGTCCACTTTTTTAGATTTCGACCATGAGAAACACACCAAGGGAGAGATGTGCCGCTGATTGCCAGCAATCAATCATTAATTCGGTCACCGCCTGCACAATGTTTGGGGCAAAGTGCAGGCACAAAACGGCATTCACGTGTGGCGCTTTGCCGTATGTCAATATTAATATAGCACTAATTGAATAAATATGCAACTGATTTTCGCATAAAAATAAAAAAATAAAGCGGAGGAGATTCAACCGCCTTATTTTCACAATCATGGTGGAAAGATTGCAATAATATTTTACAACACGATTTCGGGTTCGTCAATCGAATTGCCTTTATTGCTTAAGTTCGGATTTTCTTCTTCATTCTCTGGCAAATCGGGTAAAAGCGTCACAATGTCTACATGTTCGGCATAAATGCTTGACGACATAAACTCTTCGAGAAATACCTTTAACTTCAAATAGAAACGCGTTCTATGACTTGCGATTGAATTGTATCCCGCGTTATAACTTGTGATAATGTTAAATGCTATGAGAATTATATAGGTCAACAATTGTGCAAGTTTTCCGACAGCAAATCCGCCGTCTCCAAATATCAAGTAAGCCAAGAATATCGCTCCCACGGTAGAAGTCAACAGTTTTGACATCAACATGAATGTGTCGTATGTGGTCTCGTCCGACCTAACATCGTATGGTTTTTGATTATTCGCAAAACCCGTCTTGATAACAGAAGGATTGATTTTTTTAACTTTCACGCCATTGGTTAAAAGATTAAACAGTTTCTGCTTTTGCTTGTCGGTTAAATTCTTTTGAGAGAATGCCAAATTGTGGTCATGCAAGCACGCTTGATAGATTTGGAAATCAACATTCATTTTTATCAGTTTTTGTTTAATTTTTGCTAATCTATTTTGTTCGGTTGCGTATTCGCAAAATTTATCAATGTTTGCAAGTTTTTTCTCGCCCGAGATTTTATCCATGAGCAGAGAATAGTTTTGTCGTGCTGATATATATTGCTGGTTGCAAGACTTTGCTTTTAACTTCCCGTTCGGAAACCAAATTGAAGTCAGCAATATCATAAGCCCCAAATTAACGCATAGCGATGTCCAAAAATCTTTGTCCAACTTCTCACGAAAACTAATCGACACAAACAAATAAACGACTAGGGCTACGACAATTAACGCCGTAAACATCCAGCCCCAGCCATTTTTAACAATGTTTTTTAACCTATCTTTGTCCATTCAATCCACCACCAATTATTTTATTTTTTATTCATTTTTAACCGCTGCTCAATTCCATTAAATCCAAGTCCAGCCGCCATGGAGCAACAAATCGCAAACAATGGTCCCCTCAACGACACCATTTGCTTCTCAATAAGGCACACGACAAAATAGCAAATCAAGAACGGTGCTATAAAAACAAGATTGTGAAATATTTCTTGCTTTGCCTCAATGCTATGCTTCTTTTGAATGAGTTCCCGCTTTTTAGTGTCGTCCATACACTCCAAAATTTCGTCAGTTAGTTTGACGAGGCTCTTGCGGTAGTGTTTGCCAAGAAAATAAACGGCAATCAAAACCATGCAAACGAGAACGAACACCCCGCTCAACCCGATTTTTGCCATGACGCTGACATCTTTTTTCATCAGTTCGTCAATGATGCAAAAATACAAGGCAATTCCGCCTGGCACATAATACGAGAAAATTCTATATAGCCACAAAAACACCTTATCCATGGTCACCTCGCAAAAATCACAGTATCGTCTTCCGAACTTTGACTGTTTTCGGGCTCGCTGACGGCGTCAGTCTTCGGCTCGGCTTCGTTAACACTTTTCTCGGGTTGTTTTTCAAGTTTTGGTGTTTCGTCCGTTGTGGGCAAAATTTCGGGCTCGTTTAACATTGCCTCGACTTTTTCCATTGCCTCGCCAAGTGTCAACCCCATGATTTTCTCGAATTGTGCTTGTGCTTGTGCGTTATACTGATTAAATAGTCGGTCAACTCTTTCGGTCAGGGCTTTCATGCCGTCCGCAAACATTGTGCTTGACTGTGTGAAAAGGTTATCAAACGCGGTTGGAAGTGTTGCCTTGATTTCGGTCAACTTATCGACAAGCGGTTGATTTGCCTTTCTTATTTTTTTATTTTGGACTGCTAAAAATATGAATTTTAAGACATAAGTCAAAAGAATGCTCGCGATTGTAGGTATTGAAATCCAGCCGAGAATACGCGACCAGTTTGTCGAGCAAAAGTCACTCGCCTTTTGTAGCCATTCGGCAGTCGTTGCCATTAGTGTGATATTTATCATTTTGCTTTGCCTCCTTTAAATAAGAGTGTTAATGCCATGAGCAGTTTTTGTGTGAGTTCCGTTAGTTCGTCAACCTTTTTTTGAAGTCGTCCAAACTCGGTTATTGCCTCATATCCGCAATTTTCAAGCACTCCAACCTCGATTTTTGGTGCTGATATGCTTTCAATCAGTTTTCCGCCCTTATATTTCTTGACAACAATCTCCAAACTTCCGCGTTCCGACAACATGCATTCGCCGTTTTCCACACGGATATTTCGCCCGTTTACTTGCAAATAACAATCAAAGCCCGCCAAATTGCCCTCAATCTTGATTTTGACATCTTCGTCAGCATTGTCCAGTTTGACATAGTTAGTCGCCCACATTGCAAATTTGGGCTTTATTTTAAGTGTTAGTGTTTTCATACGCTCTCCTATTCCTTGTTTGGCTCGATTTCGCTCAACTCGACAAACATGGCAAATAACTTTTGTTGGTGGTTGAGTTCGTCCGCGATTATTTCTTCAATTTGCTGTGCGAGTGCGAGTTTTGTCGGCTCGTCAAGAATGCTATCATTGATGTCGGCAATCAGTTTTGTGTAGTCAATTATCGCTTGTGCCTCTTCTTTTTGGTTAAATTGCAATTTCTCCAAAATCTCGGCAAGTGTTATTTTTTCGTTTTCCATTTTTTTCTCCTTAAAAATAATAGCACACAGGGTGGAATTTTGCCAACCAATGTGCCATTATTGTTTATTTTGAAATCAAATCAACTGCATGACAGTATCGGAAATTGCTCCAACTGTCCCAGTGATATATCCCATTGTAGATGCACTGACGGCTTCGACTGTTATAGAACTTCCCGCCTTTGTCACATTAACATCAAATAGCAACACTGTATTTGCACTATTCTTGCCAATTCCGCCAGAGAGCATAAAGTTGTCGTCTATTGCACTAGCACTTGTTATTTGAGCTCCAGTATTTGACAAATAATGATAGATTACTGAGCCACTGACTGTTGTCGTTCCGTTCGCTGGGTCTGTAACCGAGAATGAGTAAGGTATCACTAATTCGTGCTTATATAGCGGTTGAACCGATGTGAGCGGTTTCTTGCCGTTAATAGTGACACCATCTTTCGTGACAGATAGGTTTTGTAAATCTGCGTCACCATTTTCAAATACTCTGATTGATACGGCACCATTTTCGTTTGTGACTTGTGCATATGTTTTGGTTAATGAGCCTTGTGGAACTGCATAAGTTTTTAACCATTCTAATAATGTGCCAGTTGGTGCTGTTTCAAACGTGATAGTGCGATATGCTGATGTATCACTACCTTCATCATCTTTCCAAATAAACAAACCTTCAGTATTCGAATAACTTGTCACTTTCTTGTTGCCATTCGTGGTTCCGAATAATATGCCGCCTTCAACGGCAATATAAACAAAGTTCTCACTGTTTGCGGTAAAATTGATAGTCGTTTGAAGTAAAAACGCATTTGTTGGAAGTGTTTCATTTATTGTCCATGTCAATGCAGTATTAGGGTCTGCATTACCTTGACTACTTATTTCACTTTGTGTTGGAACATAGTTTTGTAAGTCGCCTTTTATAGCAACATCTTCACTCGCTTCACCATTAGTTGTAACCTTAGGTCTTTCGCTAAATAACATCTCAGTTGGTGTCATTTTGAATTGTTTTGAATTGCCAGCACCGTCTTCGGACTTCAATGTTGCAGTGTCATTTGTTATTATTTGACTTGTAGAAGAAATACCTGATTCAGTTGTGAGAGTGGAAGATACTTCAACAAAGTTCTTCGAAACATTAAACCCAGAATGTCCATTGTCATTTTGGTGTTGCATTAACAATGTTGTGTCTGGGTCAGTCGTCTTCCAAGTATCTTCTTTTGATGAGCCATTCTCAGTGCTTTCAAATGTTGAATTCTTGAATGGGGAATTTGCTGATACAACATTATTTTCAATAGTGATTCCAGTTCCAGCAGTCAACTTCTCTTGCATTCCTTCATTGATTAACTGCTTGAGTGGCTTATATTGAGACCCATTTGCTATTTTTAGATTCGTTATGTCGAAAACCGATTCACCCGAGCCTTGGAAAATTACTGTTCCATCAGCCTTTGAGATTTTCGAGATTTCAATAGTCGTTATGCTTGTTTTTAAAATTTGAACTTCAAGACAATAATACGAATAATCAATGTCGGATTCAACACCTAATGACGCACCACTTGGAGCTAAACTAAAAGAAATGTCTGTGTCAGGAGTTGATGGGTCTGTTGGCGGATTTGTAGCTATGTGGGCATGATAATAATAGCCATCTTCTGCTTGTGTCGTTTCAGTTGTGGTATAGCTATGAACTTCGCCGTTGAGTTTTATTTCAACAGTCAAATTTTCCGTGTAATTTTTCAAAGCCAACAACTGCCCGATATTTACCCAAGCACTCCATGATTTGAAAGGTTTTTTTTCCGATGATGGATTGTTCATTGTCACATTTGTAAACGACTTCAAATCATCCATAGTCACTGTGCCAGCATCAATTTTAGCCCCTAATTCTGGAGGATTTGACACAAACGCATAATCTTCCGCAGAACTATCATAATCTGCGCCCGGTGATTTCTCAATATTTTCATAAACCATTTTCCCAATAGACTTATCTGTTGGTTCGGTTTTAACAATTTGATAGTCTTGTGCAGTTGTGACATCGACAAAAGTGCTACCGCCGTCAGTTGACAGTTTTAGCACCCCGCCGTCATACACCAAGTCCGTGACCTGTGTTTGTGTTCCGCTAGTGGCGGGGGAAGAAATATTTTTGTAAATCTTACCATTTTTTTTGAATTCGCTTTGAGTTAATTGTTTCATATTTCCTCCTAAACTATTTCAATGCCTTGAATATCGGTTATCAACGGCATTTTCGGTGTTATAGAGATATAACTACCCGTGTTGTGTGTCGTCTTGCCAACCAAGACAATGGTTTCGTTGTTTTGTGTCAAATTAAAGGTTGTAATGTAATTTACATAGAAAGTGTCGGTTTCGTTTGCTGGAATAACAAAGTCTTGACTTGTCCCAGTGATTTCTGCAAAGTTTGTAATGTCAAAGTTGGCTGGGTCTGCAATGTCTGCCGCGTCAGTTCCCGCTTGTCGCTTGTAAATCGCGAAAGTTGTTGTTTCGCTCTGACCCGCCAAAGCCCCCTCGCCTCTGTGAAGCGGTATCTTTATTCGCATTGTGACCTCGTCTTTGTTTGTGAAGTTAAGACCGCCCTCGCCTTTTAGACTTGCGTTATCTTGCCAAATCTTTACAAGTTTGACCGCTCCGTTTCCGCTAACCTTATAACCAAAAGGTAGTTTGGTGTCGCCACTATTGATAGTGTATCGGATTGAAGCATACCCTTGATTGTCTTCTTGGAATTTCGCGTAAGTGCTGTCATATCTCAAATGGTCTTCCCTCACACTTGTTCCCAAAATCAACTCTCTTTCCGTAAAGCCGTTTGTAAGACTTGCATTTAGATTGTTGATTTCGATTGAATTAGGCGATTGTTGTGCTACTGGAATAAGCAAGATTGCCATGCGGTCAAATGTCGTTGTTGGAATTGTAAGTGTTCCAGTCACTTCGTGTTCGCCCGTCACATCTTCGGTTATAAAGATTTGCGAAACATTAACCCAACCCGCCGCATATGAAATTGTGTCGTTTGATATACCCGTCACTATTTGGGTGTCAAATTGCCCGTTGTTATCGCCCGTATAAGTCAACAAGCGAATATTCCACGCATTGTTTTTGTTCGTGCCTTTGAACGCAATATTTAAAGTCTTGCCTTTAAGGTTTGCGGTGTCAATTCTGTCAAACACGCGACCAAACGCACAAAACATTATGTCAGTGCCGTTGTCTTCAAGTTTAATGGTTCCACCACCAACTGCAAATTTGAGTGGGTTGTTGACAACATCTAAATGAAGTCCGTCATTGTAATTGTAAGCCCCAGCGGGTATTGTTTGCTCTGCTACTGTTTCGTTTTTGAGCCAGTCAAGTTTTAGCAAGTCGCTGTAATAGTATCTGAATTGTTTTTGCCAACGAAGTCCTGTCGCAATATCAAACGCATTGTCGCCCGCACTGACTTGCTTCCCGCTTTGTAGTGCTTGGATAGAATAGCAAGTATCTTGCGTCAATTCTAGCACTTCATTAAAGCCGTTTTCAACAACAAAGCCGACCTTAACCATTGTCGAGAATGTCTTGACCCCATAAGCAACCAAACGAGTGATTTTGTCGCCAGCCTTAAAGTATTCTTTAACCCCGAGTGGGTTGCCGTTATCGTCAGTTAAAATTGTGTTGGTTGTATTGTCTTGAGCATAAATCGAAACATAACCGTCACTTTGTGCCTCAAAATCTCCAAAATCTGCCACAAACTTGATTGTGAAAGCCGTTTCACTGTCGTCTCCAACCGCTTGACAAATAACACTCTTTGTGCTTGGCTCTGCATAGACATACGAACTTTCGCTTGCCTCAATATCTTCGCCCCAAATTTTGCCGTCAATAGCACTTATACCGTTTGTTTTGTTTATATACTTTGTGCCATTCAATTTAGCATAGAAATTGTCCGGCAGTGTCTTTGCAAGAAAATCCGGTCTTATTCTTATGCCCGTCTGATTTGACTGATTTTGCACCGCATAGACTTCAAGTCCGCTTGATTGCTTGTCAACAACCATTGTAGATGTTTCACGTGAAATAGTCCCGTCAGTTATTGTCAGAGTTGGTGCTTCACTTATTTTGTCAAATTGCCAATTTCCGTCAGTGACAGGCTTTAATGTGCCGTTATATCCGTCTGCGGTTAATTCAATAGGTGTGCTTGTTCCGTTGATTTGAACGCCACTTGCAGGCTGTAAAATGAGTTTGCAACCAGTGTGATATGTTCCGCCTTGTTGCAAAGCAATTTTAATGTCGATTGTTGAATTCAAGACTTGTGGTATTGTTTGTGTGATTGTTTCGTTGTCTGCAGTGAAGTCAAATAACAAGATAATGCCATATTGTCCATCATATTCGAGTGAAGTCAAATCAACTCCAGTTTGTGAGTTTATTTCTCTGTAAATGTATTTGTTTAGCTTGCAGTCAAAAACCTTTTCGCCTAAGCCTTGCAATTCGACATTTCCCAAATCTGTGTCAAGTTTCGAATTGTCAAGCCCTTGAATTTGAGCGTCCGCGTTGTTTGTTGCAATTTGCATGTCGCTTAATGTTTGGCTCAACAATTGACTTTTCGCCTTGTCGTAAACCTCGTCCGTGTCGGTAGGTTGCTCGCCGATTTGCCACTCACTGCCATTCCACTTGAATTGCATTCCACTGCCAGCACTTATCTCTTCATTGTTGATTTTAATGTCGTTTGTGCTTGTTGAAGAATTTGAAACGAAGAATGTTGCAAATTTCCCCACATCAGTTGGTGTTGGCAAGGTTAATGCCGTTGCCGTTTCGGTTTGCTCAACTCTCATTGCTCCAAATTGTGCATAATCAATGCTTGGCAGTGTTGTTGGGTTTGTAAGCGTCAAAATGCCCCTTTCTTCGCTCGCAATACTTGACCCTATTAACAATACGCAACTCAATGGTTCGTAGGCTGTTAGTGTAATATTTCCGCTCGTGTCAATCTTTGCCGAGAAGGCAATTCGCTCATATGTTGAGGCGGACACCATCTCTTGCAAGTCCAGCATATAGTTTGTGCTTGGTGCTTGTTGGTGCTTTGTTTGTGGAACTGTCACACTATAAGTTCCGTCTCCGTTGTCTGCCCAGTCGTTTTCTGCGATGTTGATAGATCTAAGCCCGCTGATTGTGTTGATATCGAACACAAGGGATTGTGCCGATAGATTAAACGAACTTGGACGAACCGCGTTGGAATATACATTGATAACTGTTGCGGTGCTGTCGGTCGTGATAACGTCCAACGACTTGCTGAAAGTGTCGCCAGCGTCTGCTTTGAACTCGGTGCTTCCAAGTGCCGAATATACCGCTGGAATGTTGATAAGTGTTGGTGTGTCTGCTGTTAAAACAATTTCGCCAGTCAATTCCGCAGATAGCAATGTCTCCGCCTCGCCCGACTTCTTGATTTTGGTTGTCAGTCTAAATTCGAGCGTGCAATTTCTGCTTGCACTGACCCAAATTGCCGAATTGTCGGTGCTGTTCTTTGTAAAGTTGTAGTTGCCCGTAAGTTGTCGGTTGACCGTAAAGATGTTTGTCGTGCCAACTGTGTTGACGGTCTTTGTGAACTGAATTCCGCTCGCTGGTGTCGTTGGAATATCGTCAACAAGTCCCTCCGCCGAGTAGTAATAGATGTTTGTATATGTGCTTGGCAAATACTTGCTGTCGCTCTCGCTCTTCGTGTAAACATCGCTCTGCTTTGCGTATGTCAAATTGATTATGTTGCCGAGTTGGTCTTGAATTGCCTTTGTTGAAATTCCGACAACTTGCGTGCCGTCAATAATGCTCGTTTGTGTGACATCCATCAAATTAATTTTTGTGCGGATATTTTGATATATTCCGTTATTGTCAAGGTAGGAAATGCTTTTGATTTCACCACTAGAAATATTGACAAGGATATTGTTGGTTGACCCAATTCCATAAGTTCCCTTGATTGTTCCAAGGCTTCCATTGCCTGCTTGCTCAATAGGTGGAATTTCGTAGCCCTGCCATTGTGTTGTTGCGTCATAATAGATGTATTTGTAATTCTTATTCGTTTGTCCGACAATTTCAAGCACAAAAATAATGCTATCGTTTGGCTTTGGTTGTCTTCCGAGTTTTGACACTGTAAAAGCCGTTAACTCGTCATTTGTTGGCAATGCTGAACCCGTTAATTGACCGACTGGGGTTTCTGCCCCCGCTGCGGTGTTTTCAAGATTTGTGACCCTATTGTCAAGGGCTGAAATGTCACCAGCATTAGAACCAATATCTACCGTGTTGGTCTTGACTTGACCGCCAATGTCGTTGATTGCTCCGACAACTGTCTTTTGTGTTGGAAATTGCGAAAGGTTGATGCCGTTATCCGTCTTGTCTTGCTTTGCGTCAACTTCGGACTTAATTTCGAGAACGCTCGCCTCAACTCTCTCCATTGCCGCCAAAATTTGGTCGTAAATTGTTTGTGTTGGTGCGTCGGGCAAAATGACCTCGTTTCCTTCGTTGATTGGTACTGACACTTTCGCTGTTGCCTGCTTTTGAACCGACCCCGCCGTGAACTTGACCAAGAGAGCCGAGTTTTCAGCGGGTGCAACCGTGCTTGTGATAGTTATGCCATAATCTGCCAAATTGACAATATTTCCGCCAAGATACCATGACGCACTTTCCCCGCCGTTGGTCGTGAAGTTGTATTCCCCGCTCTCTGAAATTTGTGTCGCAAAAACACTCGCATTGACTGTTGCGGTTAATGCCACCGAACCCGAAACGGATATGTCCGCCTTTGGTGCAATCTTGCCAGCAGTAATAGCAAAGAACTGAAAGTTGACCGTTCCCGAACTCTGCGTGATAATTTCGTCAATGTCAAGGCTCCATGCGTTCGCCTTAAAGTCTACTGGGAACATCGCTGTGTCAAAACTCGTCATCAGCACTGGCTCGCTATATAGTGAGTTTGGCAACTGATAACTTGCATATACTTGCGTTCCCGCCGTCCAAGGTGCTAGGACTACGAGTGTGTTTGCCTCGTTTGAGCCCTCGTAAACCCTTTCTGGAACGCTGTTGCACAAATTTCCTTTTGCGTCAAATATAAAAACCATACTTTTACTCCTTAATCAATATTGTGTGTGAATTGAAATATAATTTGAGGAATTGTATCTCCCGCCGTTATGCTCATATTTTCGCCCAAAACAAGGTCGTTTGTTCCGTTTTGCACGAGAACATAACTTTGACCGCTTGCGGTTGCCACTTGCTCGGGTATTCTGACAAACGTTGCTTGATTTTGTGGGTCTAAATTTCGCCCATTTACGTCAATACCCCCGTCTGTCGAGAAGTCTTTAACAAGTGTCGCATTTGTCAAGTCTACCGCCTTATCCCACTTGTTGATTTTGTTCGGCAAAATATACATTTTGAGATATTTCGTTTTGTCATATTTCTTTACCAAAACATTATCCCTTGTTAATGCCTCTCCCATAATCATGTTAGCACTCAAAGTCTGAAAATGCAACTGATAGGTCATTGACAACCGCTCTCTACTATCTTTGTCGATGTTTATTCGGGGTGCGGCAAGTGAATATGTTGATGACCACGGAACGCTAAATTGCTTGTTTCCGCTTGTGGTGCTTACAATTTGCTGACCATTCGGCAAAATTTGCCCCTCCAAAAGTCGTTGAGCGTGCAAAGTGTTGTAAGGTGCTGGCAAGTCTGTATCGAGCGAACTTTCAGGAAAGTATTCGCCGTCCGTGATGTAAACGAGATACATGTCACTAATTCGCCCAAACTCGTCACCATACGGCGTGTATGTTTGCGTTCTATCTTGTGAGGTTAACCCTCCCGAGGAAGCTGGACCGACCGAGTAATTGTCTTCCATTGACCACGACAATGCGATTGAGTTCCCGAACGCTGTTGCGACACAAGGCACAATCAACACTTGCGTCAAGACGCCTTGAATATCCTTTCCGTAAAATCCGATTGGCTCAAATGCCACCGATGTGATGTTTGCGTTGTTAAATTTGTCGCTAGGCAACAAAGGATTGTGTAAGTCTTTCCCCATGAACGACTGCGCCATAAACGCAGAACCTAGAGCACCAGCCGACAATTGCGAGGAGTCATTAAGAGATGTGTCGATGTCGTGCGAAATCAAACAAATGTCTTCCATAACAATTTGGCGGTTGACCGATTGCTTTTCTGAAACCTCATAATAACGCCTGTTGCTCAAAAGCCCGATATACTCGCTAATTTTGTTGTAGTCCTCACAAAGCGTGCAAGTCACGTTCATATATTCTGGCAAGGTTTCAATCGTCACGTCCATGACGTAATATTTGCCCTCAATTAGTGCCCCCGTTTGAGGAATGTTTGCGAACTTATTTGTCGAAAAAGTGAGAATTTTCTCAATGTTTCCAAGTTTTGCAATTGCTCCCTTTATCTTTTCGCCGTAGTGTGCTCCTGACACGGTGTTTTCGCTTTGATTATATGCTAAAACAGACTTTTTGCCTTTATTCCACACTGGCTTTCGTTGCTTTAATCTAGCAGTTATAAGCGGGACATATTCGACTCTAAAAAGCATATTTGTTAAGTTGTTGTGGTTAGATAATATTTGAGCACTTACGCCCGTGATTTTTTCAAGGATATTGTAAATCGCATAATGCTGAAACGCGGAAATAACCGAACTTTGGTCTCGCAAATTCAAACCCTGTATGTTGCGTGAGCCTTGCGTGAAATATAACGCGTAATTCTTGCTCCACGGATAATCTCCGCTATAACTCGACAATGCTTGATATTCCGCCGCCTCGTAAAGGTATTGCTTTAGGTCGTATGTCTGATAGTTTGGCGTGCTGTCAAGACTTACGTCCACGTCACAAATCCACAAATGATTAACCTCATAAATTGGCAGTGTTGTCCAAATAAGGCAATTGTCTTCGGTTATTCTAAACTCGCCCTCTTCCACGCGTGTTGTTCTCGCCATTTGCGGGTCAGGGTCAACGATGGAAACAATATTACTCTCGTCGTTAAATATCATATTTTCAACATTCGTGTCAAGTTCGGTGCAATAATTCTCAATGTCCGCGTTGTAATTTTTGACATAATATTTTTCGTTAATCTTAAACTCGTCGTTTTGTCCTAGCCTGTCAAAGTGAATTATACCGCCTCTCAAAAGCCTAGGAATGGAGTGAATATATCCGCCAACAGTTAGCAAAGCCTCCCACAATGTTTCCTTTGTGAATGCAAATTCGGGCGATAAAATGCCACTCAACCATTCACGTTGAGTTTCGTCAAGTGAAAATGGTGCGAGTTCTGCATCGTAGAGGGTTCGCGTGTTTCGGCATAAAATGTCCACCACGTCCGCAATCGTGTATGGTGGCGGAACAGTGACGACTGTCGAACTATCCACGACCGAAAATTTGTATTGAACAATTACTTTCTTGTATAACGTCCCAGTGAGGTTGACAAACGGCTCAAAAATGTATTGCACAACCCACTGCCCGTCCTCGATATTGCTAATAGTGTAATCTTGCGTGCTAAAACTTTCGGACTGGTAGACAAGATTCCCATTCTTTCCGATTTTTAAAATGCAAGACTTCATTGGAACAACTCCAACACCAAACTTATCTCGTGCGAACTCGTTCGGGTTCAAAAAAGTCACTGATGTTCCAGCCTCTCGCGGAGTTATGTATTCGCTCATTTGTGGAGCATCTTCCGAATAACGCCTAATATCTTTATAAGTCCAATTGCCACTGAACAGCTCGTAAAAGTCAAGCCTTTGAACCGATCGCCCCTTAAAGCTGTATAGATATGTCCAAACCGAGCCAACAACTGGAACGGACACATAATCAAACTTCCTACCCGCGTCTAATGCGTTTGTGATTGTTTTTGTGTCCACAAATTCCCTTTCGAGAGATTTCGTCAACTCTATTAAAATGAGAGTGTGCGTCCATTTTTTTTGCCCGCAAACAATAACCTCTTCAACGCGGTCACTCGCAACTAGACGGTCAATTTGCTTAATTTCCCCAACGCTATCCTCAATGTCGATGGCAACCTCTGAAAGCCGTCCAAACGGCAACTCGCGTGTTGTAAAACCGAGGGTCAATGTAGACTGGTCTAAACTCTCGTCAAGCGTGTTTTTGTTTTTCAGTGGATAGATTGCACATCTCGTATAGTCTATCCCGTCAATCGTGACTTGTTTTATAAGCATTATTCTGCCCCCATTCTTGATTTGTTAAAACTGTAGCCCGCACGACTCCTCAGTTGTTCCATGCGTCTATTCTCAATGATTTGGTTGATTGTGAGCTGTGCCTTTTTCTCGACATAATCCATGCCTATTTGAGCAATCGAAATTCCAATCCCAATAGCAACGCCCGCACCAGAACTCAAGCCAGCACCCGTGGCAAAAGTTGTCGCTGTCGCAACATTGCTCATCGTTTGAACGCCGTAATTTGCTAATTGCATGGCAAAATTGACTTTTTGCTGAATTTCCGTAGACCCAGTAATCAATTGAACATTGCTTACCGCAAAATTCAACACTCTACTCAAACCTGCCTCGAGTGTCTTGCCTACAATCATTTTTGACAAATTGCCCGCATAATCTGGGACGCGTTGATTTCCAGTTGACGCCGACAAGTTCTCGGCATATGAAGCATCGCCCTCTTTGATTTTGATGACGATTTCATACTTGTTTTTGTTCGATGAACTTTTTTTCCCTTTTGTTGCCATGTATTATCTCCTTATTTCCATCCGTTTGGAATCTCGGCGTAATTGCTCAATGCCGTGCAACCATAGAATGCGTTTGTATACTTCGTGATATTTGGCTGCCACGATGTCAACCATAGACTTGGAGCGGTTCCAGTTGGCGACGCTATGGTGTTTGAAAATACCGACATAACATTCTCGAGTTTTGGAGATGGATAAATGCCTGAAAGTGTTGACCTGTCGCCGAATATGTCGTCACTTATATTATTGTTTCCAATCCAAACAACATTTCTAAAAGCACGCGAAACAGTGACCAGCTTACTGCAATCAGCAAACACTTTCGAAACTTGTGCCAACTTTGCCTCGCTGAAAATAGATGATGCGTCTTTAAGATTTGGCAAAACCCAAGACTCGTCGATACTAATTCCGTTTGTGACGGCGGTTCCGCATCCCGCAAATGCACTCTCTGCATATATTATACTCTGAGAAAAGTCCGAATATATCTTGTTTAGATTTTTGCAGCCTTCATATGTGTTGGTTAAATATTCGACTTTTGGTAGAGATGCATATATCCCGAACGGAGTTTCAGAAATTGCTGTATTCCTAAAAGTAGCGCTCAAAAATCTCGCGTCTGAGTGATTTTCAAACAACCTCTCACATGACCCGTTGCTCTCGAGTGAATATGTCAACGATGTGCAATTTTCAAACAAAAACTCAAGCGCCTTTTCTTTCGAGTCTGACCCCGTTATGCCACGCGCTCCAAATTGAGGCATTGGCTCGCCCCATGGAATGCTTGTTAATTTCTCACACTCTCTAAGTGTAAGCGACTTAAATGTTAATGTTCCCCACTGCGAAATTTGCGTTATTTTTGCATTTCCTATAGTAAGACCTGGATAAAAGTCTTTCAAATTGCCCCAAAGCTTAACGACATAGTTTCCAGCCTTTGCATATTTATGCACAGTGTCAGTGATTACAACCTGTCCACTCGCGTTTTTGTTGTGATTTCGCTCCAACAACTCAATCCCCGAGCCGTCTCCCCAGTCAATGAAGCCCGAAACAGTGTCGTCAATGGACGAAGTGCCAAGACGCCCAAGGTCTAGTCGTGCGTCGTTTGACGGAGCATTTACCTCAAAAATCATAGGTGCTCCAATATTTGGCATGAGTTCGGGTTTGCCCTCTACAAGGTTAATTCCCAGCGTAATGTTTTTTGACGCTTGCAAGGTTGCCCCGTTTTGTCCGAAAATCATGAAGTATTGCCTTTTCCCGTTCTTGTTGGATATTGTGACGAGGTGCCCCTTGTTTTGCTCCTCACACGCCAAAATGTCGTCCCAAATTGCATTTCCACTAGGCGAGTCGAAGTATGGAAGCCGTAAATCAATTGAAATTCCGTTTTGTTGGTTCGTGGTGTTGATGTGTTTGTCGTCTGCATATTGGTTTGCTTGTGCCGTCTTAACGCGTGTTATTTCGCCCGAAACAAATGCGATTTCCTCGCTGTCGATTGATATTGATGTGTCGTTTGAGTTCATTCCGTTTTGAACGTATGTAAAAAAGCAGTCGAGCGTAATTTCGACCATCTTTCCAATAGGAGAGGCTTGTTCTACCGCTCCAACAACCGCACTGCCAAAATATGAAGTGACCTCGTATGTCACTTGACTATCGTTTTCCTCTACATCAATAAAGGTTTCGGTTTGCCCGTTTTTTAACGCAACCAGTTTGTTAAGTGCCTCGCGTGTTTCTTCAACCTCGTAATATCCGCCACTCTCTGCGTTTTGCTCTTTTAGGTCGATATCAATCACAATTGACAATGTGCAAGATGTGACGGCGGATATCCAGTTTTTAATCGGAGTTATGTCGTTTGACGACATCTCAAGCACTCCGTTTTTAAAGCGGGTCACGGTGTTTCCAGTCCTTATCGCATTCTGATAATCTCCTAAGTCGCAAAAAATCTTAAACTCGCCCATTCCTAGGCTGTTTAGATTGTTCTCCAAAAATTGTGCAAATCTTTTTAATGCAATCAACCCTTAAATCCTCCCAAATGTTTATTGATGTATAAATATACAAATTCCGCTGCTCTATTCCACCAGCCCTCGTTTGGGTTTTGTCGTCCACCCCAAAAGGCTGAAATCCACGGCTCGTTGACAAACGGCATATATGGTGCTTTGCCTGGTGTTCTCCTTCTCGTGCTCCCGCTTGTGTCGACCCAAATGACAAACTTTCTCTGCCAGTTCTCGCGTCTGTCGGTTTGCCACTCGCATTTTAGCGCCTTGTCTGCAAGGTTTCCCGTGTCTCTCGGTGCAAATCTTCTGACGAGTGCCACCGCGTCATAGAAAATGTGCGTGACGTATCGCTCAAATCTTACCGCTTGCTCCGCCGTCATCATGTGTTTAACCCCCACGCGTTCTCAATCTTGACAAGGCTCAAAACAAAATCGGTTTCGGGGTTCTTTTTCAACCAAAACACAACCTGTGAATTTGTATCGTGTTGCAACCTCTCTATTTGCTCAATTGTCCACATGTTGCCGTTTTTTTTGTCAACGATAAAATCGCCAACTTCAAACCCGATGTCCCAGTTAGTTTTGATTACATATCGGCTTTGGTCTGCTATCAAATTGTTGATAACTGTGCCAAAAAAACTGTTTTGGTCGTTGAGTTCCTCATATCGGAAGTATGTGCCTTGCTCGTTGTTGTTTTTAGTCTTGTATCGCCTTGCCTCTAAATATTGAAAAGATTGTGATGTCAATGCTCCAATCATACGCCCTCCTAATAGTTGCCCGCCACATAGTCGCCAATATCTCCACGCCACATAAGTTCGGGATATTCGCCCGTATACATAAGAGATTTTCCCGTTTCTTTTAGGTTCCGCTCCAAAATATTGCGTGCGTTTGGTGCTAAGATTTTGCTGTCAAAATCGGGCATTTTTCGACCCTTTCGAATGTCTACACCATTATATTGTGACAAGTCTCCGCCAAAAACAAAATATAATACTTGTTGTTTGAGTGCACTCTTGATTATATCCCTTGCGCTTTGTGCTTTCGCCGCCAACCACTCTTGAATGGTGTTGTTGCAACTGCCAGCATACATTTGCGAATACACAACAAAACTGATTTGTTTCAAGACCGCCGCTGGGTTTTGTCCAACGTTTGCCGCCCCTGTTGGGTTTAACGACTCCGCCAAATTGATATTGAGTTCCTTCAAAACACATTCCGCCGTCAAGACATACATGTGATTGTCAAAGTCGTATATCATTGCCTCGTCTGTGTATGGGTTAATTATTCCTGCCATTATTTGTCTCCTTGTTTGGAAATTGTCGGAGTTGAACCGACTTTCGCCCCTATTTCCATAAAAGCGGAGTTGCCCCCGCTTTTTTGATTGTTCGTTTAGTTTCTGTTGCCAGGTGCATAAACTGCAAGTTTCTTTGTTTGAGTTGCAACTGCTGCATTTCCGGTGTATGTGACAAAGTCTGACGCTGTCAAACCTGTTGAGTTTGTGATAAGTTGAACCGCACGAGGTGAGAATGTTGTAAATCCGCATCTTACGAGTGGTTGAACTTGAACACCTTGCCCGCCTTGCAAATCAACAACTTTGACCTCTGAACGTCTATCAACACCACCAGCGACACCAAGTCCGCAAACATAAATTGCATCAAGGTTTTTAAGTGCGCCAGATGTGATTGCTGCAAGTGTTCCGTCAGCAAGTGTTTTTTGTCCGAGCCAGCCTTCAGCCAAGTCAAACAAATTTCCTGCTGAATAAACAAGTGCGCCATTGAGTTCGCCAACATAACCACGAATCATATTAGGTGTGTATGTTGTGTCGAATGCGTCAAATGAGCCGCTTGCAATCATTTGTTGTCCAATGAAGTTGCCTGCGAAAATTCCTGCATTGTTCATGAGTTTGTATTGGAATGATGGGCGGATAATAACTTCGGTGTCTGATGTTGGGAAAATATCATAACCATTGTCAATATCGCCTTCTCCAAGGTTTGCTGCTGCTTTGTAGAAAGCGTCCATTGCTCCAGCACTTGTGTCGTCTGCTCTCTTTGTGACTTGTTTGTCAGAGAATGCATATGTGACAACTCCTGCTGCGCTTGTTGCTGAAATACCAGCATTCAAAGCATCCGCAATAACGCTTGACAAATATCCAAGGTTGATGAATCTTGAAATTGCTTTTGTGGTATTCATGAGAATGCTTTCAAGCAATCTTCCGCTTCCGTTGAGATTGAGTGCGTTTTGTGGCACATCTGTTGGAGCGTCATAAACGAGTGTAAGTGGAATTGTTGCCAAATCACTTTCGATGTTGTTTTTCTTTGAGTTAAGGAATCCGCCGTTATTCAATCCAGTTTGGATGATACGTCCTGATTGCTTGCCCATTTTTGTTCTTTGAACTGTAATGTTTTCGCCGTCCAAATCTTCTGCATAGCGGAAGTCAGCGGCTTTTTGTGGAATGACAATAACGTCTTGAACCACGTTTTCACGGATAATGTTAGACGCAATTTGTTTAACTGCTACATTATCCAATGTTGCATATCCTGCCATTGTTTTATTTCTCCTTATTTTTTTTGATTTTACGCCTTGAAATATTTTTTCATTAGGTCTTTTGAGGTTTCTCGCATACCTTCGGTCGCGTCGTATTCGCGGCTTTCTTCGGTCCTGCCAAAGTCTTTGCGCTCTTCGTCGCGTTTTGCGGTCAAAGCGTCAAGTCTATTCGCAATTGCTGCGATAGTGTCCTCGATTTTTGAAAAGCGGTCATCATATCCAGTGAAGCGGTCTTCATACTTGTCAGGCTCGTCGTGATATTCTTCTTTCTCGACTTCGTCGACTTTCTCTCCGATTTCTTCACTTTCCTCTTTGACCTCTTCGGCTTTTTCGTCGCGTTCTTCAGCATTGTCGGCTTTCGTTTCTTCGATTTTGTCGATTTCGCGTTCGTCTTCTGCCTTTTCGACATCCATAATGCCTTCGCGAACTTTGCCTTTCTCTTCGTCTGATAATTTGTTATACATTTCCATAACTCTATCAAACGGACTCTTGAAAAGTGCCATTTTCTTCTCCTTTCAACAAGATTTTGCGGGTATGCCTACCCAAACATCCGCCCCGCCGTGCTATTTTGCTACTCATTTGCCTCAATTTTCGCGTTTAAGCATCGTTCATAAGGTTTCAGTCCACACATTTATTTTTGAGCGGTTTATGTGCAGTTTTCCGCCTCGGGGGTCATTTGGTCTTTCACGCTTGCACCCCTATAAAACGCACTGCGGCGATTTACTCAATTATTTTGAATTTTTCTTCGTTGACGGCGGACTCTGACGCCCGTTCTTCGTCAATTTGTCGCATTTCCTCTTCAACTTGTGCTTCTGTCCAGTTTGGATTTTGCGACTTGATAGCCTCATATCTCGAAATTGTTCCATTTCCGATTTGTGTGTTGACGTTTTGTGTGACAACTGATTGATTTGAACTGCCCGCCTTTGTGAACTGAACGTTGACATTGTCCACATAACCATAAAATTTGAGGATTGTTTTCATCATGCGGTTAAGTTCCGGCAAGAATATGACACGCTTATTATTGACAAATAGCACTGTGTTGCTGTCCTCACTGCTAATTTGAGTCGCCGTCACTGATACTCCGCCATTGGTTATGTCGCTAAATATCGAGTTAACACTAATACCAAGGCTTGAGCAAATCATTTTTTCAACGTTCTCACGTGCTTTTGCAAGTTGCTCACTCCTCATGCTTGGAGCAAACACAATCGGCTGTTGTTCTTTATCGCTCTTATTCGGTATTTGTGTATATACAAAGTCGTCCAACGCATTGAAATACCCTTGATTGTCTTTGCCCATTGTTCTTGGCACGATAACCTTTGAGCGGGTCGCATATATATCACTGCACTGCTCACTGAAGATGAGGTCATATAACGCCAAATAGTTGATAACCTTTGCAAGGCAACTCTCGCCCATTTTAATGTTTGACATGGTTGTCAAGTATTCGGTGTATTTTATGTGATAAACGCCCAAATCAAGCAACGGTAAAGGATTTTCCTCGTTTAGCATTATGTTGCCGTAATCCGCCAAAAATTGACGCGACACGCTGCGTGGCAACTGCTCAAATTTCATGTTTGCCATTGTTGTTGGTCTTGTAAACGTATTTCCAACGCTTGCGAGCGGATATATGCAATACCTTGCGTATGGCTTTCTGACTTCGTCGCCAAACTCGTTTGTTTCGTCTTTCCAATAACGCTCCTCAACAAGTCCATACGATTGCTTTTGCTTATCGTTGTTCGCCGATGTCGTGAAAATATTGACAAATGTTGTTGACTTGACGACATTTCCGCGACTGTCTAGGTCTACAAAGAAACGATTGCCCGCCAATGCTTCCAGCCACAACTTATTTCCTTTGCAGTTGATTTTTAACAGCGAATTGCCAAGTTGGCACGCTTTTAGCACTGAGTCCTTAATCGTTCTTTTAATTTGCATTTCGGGCTCAAGCACATTGCTAATAAAGTCAACCGCCTTTCCGTCATCGCCCTTTTTCTCGCCATTAAATATAACTCCGTCTCCATATATGAGGTCGCTAACCTTTTGGCACAGACTTGCCGCGAATTGGCTCGGCAATATGCCTTTTTGTTCATCGTGGAAGTTTCGAACATATCCGAGGTTCCATTGGTCCCACACCCAAACATTTTGCATATAAAAATTAAACAAATACGGACTAGCAAGCGTATAAAACGCCGTGTTGTTAGTCCAGTTGTAATATTGATTGAATGCTCGTCCAATGTGTCGATTGATTGGACAACTTTCCAATACTTCGCCCATGATGCCCCCTTGTTATTTGTTTTCGCTCTCCGCGTGCTTGTCTTGCATCTCTTTGAGCCTTTTAACCTCTTTGTTTGCCCACGCCTGCAACTTTTGTGCGTTTGTGACCTTCAAGATGTCCACAACGTCGAGCAAGTTTGTGTTGACGGCGGACAACATGTTGAATATCGTCCCGAGCCCTTGTGCTAACACTCTCATGTTAAACAACATCTCGTCCGGTGTTTGCTTGATAAAGTCTTCTACAAACGCAACAAGGCGTTTATTGTATTCGTATAGGCTTTCCTTGGTTTCGTCAAACGGATTTTCCGCTTGCCAGCGTTTCGCCTGCTCAATTGCTATACGCTCCTGGCTTTCAATAAAGCGTTTGTTGTAATCTTCCGCTTTTTCGCCTGCAATTTTCTTGATTTGTTCCAAAATTTCGTTTTCTTCCATGTTATCTCCTTTATGTTTGTGGCTCCGTGACCATGTCCTCAACGCGGTAGTAATACGCAATCGCATACCTTAACGCATCAAAACTGTCGTTCGGGTCTTCGGGGTCAAGTTCCAAAGTCTCCAAGACCGCATTTTTCTTTTCGCGAATCTTGACGCTCTGCAATTCTTCCACCAGTGGATATGTGTCCGTTTGCCTCTGCAACTCGTAATCATATATCCCTTGCCCATAGTCTACAATATGACATTGGTTTTTTGCAAACAAATTGTTCATGATGTCCAATGTTCGCCTGATTGACTTTTGCGTCATCTTAACGACTAACCAACCTTGTGGCTCATATTCATAGCACAACTGCAAATACATATCTGTCGCCGCACAGTCAACCAGCATTATTTTGTCAATATATGGGTTGTTCTTGATTGGGATTGTGTCAGTCGAAAATAACCAGTTCAAATGCTTGCGAATGTGTGCGATTTGCTCCGCATTGGATAACGCACGGCTCGTCTTTGGGTTGTGTGCGAATTGCCTTAACACGAGTGAGTTTCCGTCACCGTCAAACAAAACCGGCACGCCCGCCGTCATATCGTTGGCATTGGCTGGGTCGACTGCGAAAATAAGCGTTTGTGCGTTCCTAACCCATGCCGCCGTGTCTATGTCCTGAATTGGCACATAATGCACCGCACTATCAAAAGCAAAGCAAGCAAGCCCGTCCGTATTGACCCATTCGCCCAAGATAAAACGCTTGTAGAATGTTGGGTTATTCTTAAAACTCAATTTGAGATTTTCAACAACTGACGGCGGCAAACGTGGATTGTCGTCTATTGTCCAATGAATAACCGCCTTATTGCCCGCAGACTTGTCGTCAATAAACTTCTTCGCAAAGTGGTTCGGACTGCTTGGGTTCATGCTATACACAGCCTGATAGTTCTCTTGGTCCAAACGCGTGAGCAACATCAAGTGAAAACTCTCAGGAGCAAGTGTCAACTCGTCCACAATCGCCAAGCCTAAACTCATGCCCTGCAATCTTCCAGCCGCCGCATTGTCGTTGAAAGCCACAAGCCAGCACACCTTGCCAAACAGCGTGACCTCTTTCTTATTCTTGACCTGACCCACATATCTCGCCCCGTATATCTGCCTCAAAGGTCCGAGTATGTTTCGCTCAATATTCGCCAGCGTCTTGGCACTGATTAGAATGTTTTGATTTCGATGTTCGTGAATTAACAGCGGAACCGAGAACAATATCGACCACGTTTTACCACTACGCACAGCACCAGTTAGGCAAGTAATGTGGTTCTCCATAATCGTGTCGATTGCGTCCCATTGCTTGGCGGTGGGGTTTAGCACCTTTAACGCTTCAGCCACGCTTTCGCTCCCTGAATGCTTGTGCCATCTTTGCTGCGAACTCGTCGCCGTCCTTATCTTCAACAACAAAGTCCTTTTGTCCAAGCCATTGACGTCCAAGCCATATCAGCATTGAAACGTTGCCTTTTTGCGCCACTTTCCACTGTTCTCGCCTTAGACTTTGACGACCTTGGCTCTGTCCTTTTTTTATTGCCTGTCGAAAGTTTTCGGCGTTATCTTCGGTATAAAACAAATCACGGCTACACCCTAGTATATCCGCGATTTCCTCGTCCGTGCACATAATTCGAGCCAAATTCTCAATCAAAGACACAGCCTCGGGTGTAAGGACTTTCTTTCGACTTCCTCTCTTCCCCGTTGGCTTTTTCTCGAAAAATACATTGACCTCAATCTTCTTGCCTTCAGTGTCTTCGACTTCTGCCATTTCCACCACCTCTACAAGTCGATTATAACTCCATTTGTGGGCATCTGCAACCGTTTTGCCTATATTTCAGGTACTCGTCACGTTCCTCGTTCTTAATCGATTCAGCCTTTCGTCTCGACAAGTGATATTTTGCCGCAACTTGCTTAGTGGTCATTGCTCTATGTTTAACGACTTTTCGGACAAACTCCTCATCTTCGAAAGCGAAGCAGTCCTTTTCCCGTGCCGGAAATATGTCGATTAGATATACGTTATAGCTCCCAATACGCACCATTCCCTCTGCCTCAATGTTTTTGCGGGACGGCGACATTTGCCACACATAACGCTGCTTTAACTTATGCTTTGTTAGTGCCGCCAACTCTTTTGCGTTGTCACAAACGTCAACCATGACGTCATTATCGTCATATATTGCAAACATATATCTATTCTTGAAAAATCTATCAAACTCCATAACGACCACCCTTGACTGTTTTAGCCGAGCTTTATTTGCTCGACCGCAGTCTTAACAAAATTCAACGGCGTATCTTTGCAACCGGCGGACTTTAATGCATATCTGATGTTTTGCTCCACGCATCGTATTGTCGTGCTGTCAGCCTTTGCTAACGGCGTAAAAACATCCGCATTCAATCTTACACGATGACCCTTGACCTTATCTGCAATCAATATCCCATCAACCAAAAGACGAAAACCGTCCAACTTTGGCGAGATATGTCGCGACAAGACATATTTGATTGTTTTTTTTCTTTTTTGAACTTTTGTGTTCATAATCCCTCCTTATTTCTTTTCAGCAAACCACGTCAAAATGTTAATTAACTTCTCGCCCACATTCTCGCGAGTGCAAAATCGGAAGTAAACCGTAAACCCCTCGCCATATCTTCCAGGCGTCGACATCGTTTGCAATATCTTTTTCAACACGCGACCCTCGACCTTAACATAGGGCTCTCCCGCATGATGATATATCTCTTTTAGTGGCTCGCCATTCGCTCCAATCACAGGATTGCCTTGTTTGTCCAAAATGGGGCGATATATGTCATTTTTATATACTGGCGACTTCCACTTGTCCAAGTCCTCAATGCTTTTTATGTCATCATATGGCGACACTATCAAAAAGCAAATTTCGCCGCCAAATTGTGCACAGTGCTTGATTTCGTCCGTAAAGCGTTCATGCTCTTTCTTATTGCCCCACACATTGCCAGCAATTTCGGTTATGCCGTCACCGCTGCTCTTAACGTCCACCGCACACAAAATGTTATCACTAAACGCAAAATCGCCCCATGCAAGTTTGTAGCAATTCTTCTTATCCCTTACAACCTCATATCCCAACGCACGAATTTGGTCGCAAACGAAGTCGTCAATCTGATTGCGGGTGTCAGGAATAACTTTGCGCGGCTTCATTTTGCCGTCCTCCATAGTGATTTCATTTCCGCAAGTTGTTGCGGTGTTTTGGTCTCAATTCCCAACTGCTTGGCGTCTTGCACTGTTCCGTCAATCAATCGTGCCATTTCCTTGCTGTCAAGTGTGTGCGTGTGCTTGTATAACAAATATTTGTCCTTCTTAACCCCATTGTCTTCAATCGTGCCATACCACTTGGCATACGGATAGAATTGCGTTATGTCTTCGCCTTCTGGTATTTGGACGGCAAATTTCTTCCCGTCACGCATTTCAGCAACTGCCCCAAACTCCAAAACGAGGCTCTTTTTGACCTCTTCGTTGCCGAGATTGAGTTTTGCTGCAATCTTATTGACTAGCACATGGAAATATGCATTTGCGTCAAGGCTTCTAGTTTCGCGATGTTGTTTAATTTCGCAATCAAACGTTTTGCCGTCCTTGATTTTTTGCGAAACTTCAAGCAACCATGATTGCACTTTCAAAATATCTTGATTGGTTTTGATTAACGTCTCCATTTAGCCCTCCCATTCTTCAAAGGCTTGGTCCTTAAAATAATCTTTAATCATGTCGTTATAATCCATGCCTTCCTCTACTGCATCCCACAAATCGAGTTCGTCAATAAAATTCTTGACTAGTGCTTTTTTTGATTCTTCGATTTTTTTGTCATCATCTTTGCCTTTGAAAAATTCATTATACGCAATGTCTATAATCGCGTTTTGCTTTGCCTTCCATGACGGCTCAAAGTCAAAAGACTTACAACTATATTCTCCTGTTTCATATTCATAAGTGTATTGATTTGCCATTTTTTCATTTCTCCCTTTCTTGATTTCTTAATTATGATACATCAAACTTTAATGCTTGTCAACACTTTTTATGTATTTTTTCTAGTTTTTTTGGAGGTCGTATTTCTTCAAAAGCAATAAAAAGCTAGAACTCGCTTTCTTTATATATGCTTTCCACAACCTTGCTATTATCCGCCCCCACTTTTAATCCATGTTTCTTGAATATCTTTTTATATTCTTTCAAAACCTTGTCTAAAGTTTCATTAAAATCATTTTTTGTTAAAACAACATCATTGTGGACATCTTCGCCACAATAAGTGCAAGTATCAAAATCAAAGTCTTTTTCCGCGAGATTCCTAATCTTCTCCACGATTTCTGCTGGCTGGGTTTTGAGTTCCTCGTTTTTTTCTGCTAAATCATACTTATCTTTCAAATCTTCACTTGCTGTCTTTTTATAACATTCATAAAGTTTGTTGTATTTTTCTTTCAACTCTTCAATCTCTTTGTCTTGCTGATTTAATCTTTTAACCACGTCAATAATTGCTAGTTCATTATTATCAACAACTCTGTTATCAAATTGATTAAACCACTCATATCTTTCTTTTTCTGCCATAACTACTCTCCTTTTAGTTCTTTCTCGGCTTGTTTTTTATAATATTGTGGATATTCTGAACAATCAACACCATACATAAATTCACAAGCCAGTTCCAGTGCTTTCTCTGCCACTTCTAGTTTGTGTTGTAGGTCGGCAATCTGCTTGTCTTTTTGGCATAAATCTTCTCTTAACTGCCAATTCTCATAGGGTTCATTTTCACCATTTAGTATAGTATTACACCCTTTACAAGTTTCTTTCCCGTTATGTTGGCAAGTATAACAACAAACTGCATAATTTTGTTTACTCATATTACTCTCCTTTTAGTTCAGCGAGTTTCTGCTCTGCTTCTTCTCGTGTTGCAAAAACCCAATCTTTGCGAACATAATAATATTTTCTCTGATTAAAATCTTTCGCATAGTTCCAACCCAATATGATTTCGTTCTCATTTTCAGCAACATAATACTTATCGCTTATAATATCATATTCTGGATTGCCTTTTGTTGATGTGTAAAATTGAGTAATGTAAAATATTGGTTGATAAGTTCTAAACTTTGGCACAATCGCCTTTTGTTTAAGTTCGGCAAGTTCGTTCTTGAGGTTATGAATTAAAGTTTCGTTGCTGTTATTTTTCAAATGATACACTTGGCAATCGTGTAGTCTTGTTTTTAATTCTTCCAGATTTTCTATATGCCAACTTTCAAGTATATCTTCCAACTCGCCAAGTTTGTTCATTATTTTTATCTCGCGCCAATCAGTTAGACTAAATGGCAAATAACATTTGGCATTCTCATCATATTTAGTCAATCTTTCCATATTCAATCTCCTTAATCTCAACTTTGACCACTTTGCAGTTTTTTGGCAATTCATCTACATAGATTTTCATTCTTCCCTCTCAAATATTTTTCTTGCTTTGCATTTAGTTTTCTTGCTGCGGACAATCCTTTATACCAGTTGAGGACTGATTCCAGAATGTCAATCGACATTAAAATTTCCTTGTCGCTCAATTTATTTTGATTTTTCATTTTTAAGCCCCCACGCTTTGTCGCGTTCCATTCTTCGCAATTCCGCTTGCTTTCGTCTTTCGTCACGTTCTATCAAGTCGTATATATCCCAACATTTACCCTTGTTCATGTTGCTCTCCTTTCAACAAAACTTTTGTTTCTTTCGATTTTTCAATCATTTCAATTTTCGCCAAAACCTGCTCGCCCACGCTTTCACGTGCTTTTTGCTCGTCTAACTGCTTCCGGAGGCTTCTTTTAATGTTTGACGCAATCACGGTGTTATATTCTGTCACATCGCTCAAAGCCCATTGTGCAAGCTGCGCGGGCGTTCCAACGACCTTTTTTGCCATTTCTGACAACTTGTTAAAATTCTCGTTTTGATTATACCAACTTACAGCCCCGTCAATTTCTCGAAATATCTTATCCTCGTCAAGTTCATTCTTCGACAGATTGCAAATCGTTTGGCAACCCTTTGCCACCTTTCCGATATTGCAAAAGTCGCTAACCTTACACAACTCTCGCATACTGGCAAATATAACTTGTAAATCATAACCCCTTAGAAAATCAAACCATATTTGTGCTTGCAAAATAGCTTTCGCTTTGTCCGTTGGTGGCTTAAATGTATCCCACAGAATGCTCGCATACGCATATACTTGCTTTAATTCTTCCCTTTCCATGTCTTCCTCACTTTATTTCGTCAATAATGCTGTCAATTCGACTTGCCATATCCAAAAGGCTTTCGGATTGCTTCCCTGTTGGCTTGTGTTCCATGTCTTCCTCATATGCCTTTGCAACCCATCTCAAAATCGCCAAGTAGTGCGAGTTATATTTGTATTTCTTCAGTTCAAATCGCTCGCTGCAATATTCAATAATCGCCTCCGCCTTTTCTTTGCCATACTTCTTAACAAGCGAATCAACCTCACTATCTTTCAAAAGGACGTTAGAATATTTACCATACTTATGTTTAACCTCTTTATTTTCTTTTAAAACCTTATCTTCTTCTAAACTAATAGTATTATCAGGGTTAGTATTAGATTTAGAGAGAGTATATTCTTGGTATACCAGCGGTATACCAGCCACATACCGCCCATTTTCATCTATTGACAATGACTTTTTTTCTTCGGTGTAAACTGTGTCACTATGCCTGTCCGCTCTCAAATAATTATTTATTCTCCAATCAGTTATGACACAAACGCCACTATCAAACGGGATAATAAACTTTTTGGCAATTAAAAGCTTATAATCGTCATCAGAAGCCCCCACAAGTTTGATTATTCTCTTTGGACTTGCCACAAACCCATCATCGTCCGCTCTCATTGACAAATGAAAATATAGATTTTGTGTGCTAGCAGGCATGTCCATAAACCAGTCAGTATCTATGATTTTTTTGCTGAACATTCTTTTTTCCGCCATGTTTTCTCCTTTTAATGTAAAAGCCACCAAATTACTTTGCCTATTGTGACTGACAGCATTTCATTTGATGGCTTTCTTGCCGAGTATTCAGTTGTTTTCCTCGCATTTGAGCAGTCACTCCCAAATACTCGGCGTTATCCTTTACAAGACATTATTATGATAGCACATCCAAAACAAAACTGTCAACTGATTTTATTGATTTTTTTGTCTAGCAATAATTTTCCCATATAAGCCGCATTCTTCAAGCGGCAACTCTCTCAAAACTTTGATTTTACATGTTCGGACTTTGCCGTCACTTTCGACGGGTAAAACAATATCGCTTATTTTGCTCTCCACTTCTAATATTGCCAAGTCTTTCCAATCTCTGCCAAAACTCAACGCCCAATTCAAGTGAGCGATGTGTATTCCGTTTGAGCAAACATGGAAAACATTGTTGTCGCAAGTTTCTTTTTTAATCTTCCCTATTTCATAGCAAAAAGAGTTGTCATAGTCGCTCACATATCCATTGTTCGTTTTTCTTACAGCCTTATACATAATGGCTTTTGTTTTTGTATGTCTTATGCCGTAAAAATCAAGAAATTCAATCACTGATTTGGGCATCTCTACAATACGAGACTTTCCAGAAGTTTTTAATTTTGCAAATGAAGACATTCTTACAATTTGAACATTTCCCCATGCTTCTACGCTTGAGTTTTCCCTTGCTACTACGCTTGAGTTTTCCCATGCTTCTACGCTTGAGTTTCCCCATGCTACTACGCTTGAGTTTTCCCATGCTACTACGCTTGAGTTTTCCCTTGCTACTACGCTTGAGTTTTCCCTTGCTACTACGCT